GCCCCTTTGGTTACTACGTTTTCCATTTCTTGTAAATTTCTACCAACGGACATTTGTTTAGATTTCTGTATATAATCTATATTTATTTATAAATTATAGATTTGAAAGAAATTCGTTGAATAAATTCAACTTATTTTCTTCAAGAGTTTTTTGATCAACTAAGGTGTTAATTCTACGCTTAGTTGACTCAGCGAGTTTTTCACGAAGAATTCCTCCTTCCCAAACCCACTCTTTACCTTCCATAATTCCCTGAACAAAAGCATCAGGTGCAGAAGGATCGGCAACGATATCAGCTGCGGTTGCTAACATGAAATCTTCACCGACAATTTTATGACCTTCATTGGTCATCTTAAGTGATCCTACACCACGAGAAGAAACACCAAGACAAACGCCTTCGTCTAAAAGTGACTTAGCGATCTTACCCATTGGAGTTTCAAGTAGTTGTGCTTTACCTCTGAAATTATTTCCCTCTTGAGTTAAGGAAACAATCTTATGAGAAACACGGTCAAGATTAACAGTGGGACCATCAGGATGTCCGAGTTCTCCTAAAGCACGACCTTTTGCAACGAAAGTTTCATTGTATCTACCAACTTCTCTTGCGAGAGTTTCCATAGGATACATTCTTCCATTACGATTGCAAATATTTCCTTGTAGAAAAACACCTTCAATATACATCTTTTTAGATGTACCTTTTCCTTCTGTAATAAACTTAACGTTTGATACTTCTTCTGTGATGAGTTTCATTTTTTTAATTTGTAAATCCTACTTTTGCACCCAACACAGCAGCATTTGCGGCATAAATGCAATGTGATGGTAATTTTTCTAATAATTCTGATTGAGTTCTCATAAGTGTAAAAGAACCAATAACAGTTCCACTTTGAGTTTCAACTACAGTTACTAAATGATCTGCAGCAGTTGCAGTATTTACTAGTCGAACAACCGTTGCAGAACTAAAACTAGTTGCTGCCCCAGTTGTAGTCGGTAAAGCTGATTCTTGTCCAAGAATTTTAATTCGTGCCGACATTACTCTTGATCCTCTATTTCTTCTGTTTCGTTATCGCCAAACATAATTTTTGCAATTTCTGGGCGAATGTTTTCAATTTTTTCTGATGCTTTTGCAAACAATGCACCTTTTATTGCATCAGAAATATCAGATGCAGATTCATCAGATGCGATCAAATTTACAATATCTTCCATAAAAATTATCATATAACTATAAATTATTTATATCTCTGCTTTTTTAGCGTCTTTTTGCATCTGAGCATCAGTTATCGATCCTTGTTGATCCAAATTTGGTTCTTGTGGAACATCGCCCATTAAATCTCCACCTCCATCTTGTGGAAGAGGTTCACCTGTAATTGGATCAATTGAACTTGGATCTGGAATAATTCCATTTTCTATTTCTTTTGCTATTTGCTCATCAATTTCTATAATATCACTGTCGGTTTGTCTTAATACTCTTCTTCTCACATAATCGACCGAGAAATATTTGCCGATATAAGGTTCCATCGATGCTAAAAGACCTATTCGATCATTCATCAATTCTGTTTCTTTAAGTTCAGCAAATTGATTGTCATACATAAAATCATATTGAATATGATCAGACATATATTCCCAATCTTCAATTGTAATAATATTCTTTAAAATCAATTGAGTTTTAAGCATATCATTGAAAAGTTGAGCAAATCTTTTTCTCAATCTTCCTACAAATTTTGTAAATTTAAGTTCATCCCTTAAAATTTCTGATGATCTTCCAAGATTAAATCCACCATCATTTGCAATTCTTGATTCGGGAACTCCAAGTGCTCTATAAAGTTTCTTTTGAAAATACTCAATATCAGCAAGTTCACCAAGATTTTGACCGCCAGGAAGAGTAGTAATTTCAGTTCCTCTACCACCTTCTCTTCTTGGAAGCCAAAAGTCTTCAAGCATACTCATAAATTTACGATCATCACGAACTTCGCCAGTTGATGCATCGTAGACAAGTTTATTTCTATAGCGCATCATTACGTCACGTAGATATTGCTCGGCTTTTACTTTTGGGAGATTTCCAACATCAATATAGAAAATTCTTCTTTCTGGAGCACGAGATAATCTGTAAATAACCAGAGAATCCTCAATCATTCTCAATTGATTGAGAGCTTTGATTGCCTTATGTAAATAAGATAATACTGTTCCTTTATTTCTATCAACTAATCCAGAATTAATATATGCAATTGTGTCTTTTGCAATTTTAATTCCTTTTTGTCCGCCAGCACCAGAAACCATTCCCAGTGGATAATTTGGTTTTGGTGTATAAACAAAATACTCTTCTATATCTGGATAAAAACTTTTACTCGTTTCATCCATTCTAGATAGATCAACACCGCCAGAACGATTTTGTTTCTTTTCCTGACGAACAAATCTCATTTTCATTGGATCAATATATCTTAATTCTTTGATCCCTTCTTCTGGTTTTTTTACATCGATAACTTTGTGATAATAAATTCTTCCATCTATATACCAATTTCTAAAAATTTCGTGACTTTTTCTATCAAAATCTAATAATTCTTTGATATATTGAAATTCTTCTCTAATAATTTTTTTTATTTTATCACTAACTTTTAAATTGGATAATTCTATCTCTACAGGAGAATCATATAGATCACTTACTATCGCTTCATTTACAACATCTTCAATGGCGTTATCACATTCGGGATGTAACGCCATTTCTCTATATCTTTTAATCAAATCATGCTCTGTTCTGTAGACTCCTTCAATATCTACAAATTGTCCGTAAAATCCACTTGCAATAAAATTATCAACCCCGTCCTCGTTATTTGGAGGAACGGGGGATAGTATTGACTTGGATTTTTCTTCAGAAGGTTCAATAGAAAATCCAAAAAGTTTTGCCATTTTATAATTAATTGAAGATTATAAACTATTTATTACCTAACAATTACATCAGTACTTTCTCCACCAGAAGAAGCACCAGCAGTCCAGTATTGAACTTGGAATTCAACTGTATATTCTTCTAATGTATCTGTAGTATCATAAGACAGATCAATCTGAGAAATATTGGTTGGGAAAATATCAAAAAATCTGTATGTTCTCAATGCTTGAACTGAAGTTCCATTACCATTTGCACTATTTGTAGTGGATTCAATAGTTCCAGCACCTCTACCAAGTTGATAAACATAAGCATCAGCCATATATGATGCTGGATTCGAAGCACCAGTAGCATTGTCTAATTTGCTAATTCCATTCATCCACTTTTCAAATGCGGTTCTAATTCTGAAGTTTTCATCGTTAATAACAGTTACCGTCCAGGTATCAAATGTTCTTTCTCCAGCTACCTTAAGGATACGACCTCTAAATGGGACATCAACTGGAGCAACATTAGATGCAGGAAGAGCAGCTGCCTTACATAAAAATTTAAAAGTATCAGCTTCACCACCTGCGGTTGATGACCAAGTGCTTGTCCCAGCAGCAGTTGGGAATGATGGAATTGAAACTTCAAATAGATTTGGTCTCGCTCCACCACCAGCAAGTGCAGATTTAAATGCTGTAATTGTACGTAAAGTTGTCATTAGTTTTTACCTCTTTTGAATTAAACGTTACCAATTACTTCTTCAAATGACACACCAGTTCTGGTGGCCACAAATGTTAATCCAATGAAGTTAATGGATCTATTTGGTTTGATGTAAATATCAGCAACAAATTCATTATTATCGATCACTGCTGCAGTGTATTCGTTTCATCACAAATAACTCTGAAGTCTTGAATTCCACGCTTTGCTTGAACATCTCTTAAGAATGGCTCAACGGTATTCAAGAATCCACTTCTAGTTAAACTATCATTAAATTCAAACATTACATCTTTTGCTGCTGCAGAAACAGCATTTTCGAGGTAGATAAACAATCTACGAACATTAATTCTATCAAATGCAGAAGCTTTCGCAAGAGCAGTTTTATCACCAAACAAGATAATTCCAGATCCTGGTGAGAAGATTACTGGGTTAATTCTTTCAGAATAAAGACGATCTCTCTGTGCTTTTGAAGGATTATATGCAAGTTTTACTGCATTTAAAATCGCACCTCTTGTTGTTCCCGCAGGTGAGAACCATGGGAAACTAACTGAATCAGTTCTTGCACAAAGTCCAGCAATATCACCATTTAATGGAACATATCTAAAAGTATTTGAAAATCTATCATACATGTACTTATATCCACTATCAAAGATAGCATATGATGAAGAAGGAATTGCAGAATAGAAACTAATTAAATTATCAGTTATTGATGCTGCATCTTTTAATGTATAAGAATCTACACTTGTTTCTGTAAGTAATCCACCTCTGTATGGGGAAATGAAAGCGACTGCATCCTTTCTCAATTCCGCAACCGAAATAAGTTTCGTTGCTAATGCTTGTGCGATATTCTTTTCATATCCGGCAGATCCCATAAGTAGGAAATTGACCGAATATTCATCAGTATTTTCAAATAAACCGTATCCTGCTGCTAAATCTGAAAGACCTGCAGTTAAAGATCCAGAGGTTGCTAAATTAGATCCTCCATCATAATTCTTACCTCCACCAAGAGTATAAGTGGATGCTCCAGAAGCTGCAAATTTGATACCAGTTACTTCTTGATCCCATCCAATATCAGATTCGAGAGTGAATCCTCCAGAAGCAAATGCAGTTGTGGTAATTCCAGTTGGAGCACCACCGGCAAACAGATATGAGGAATTTTCTGATAGATATTTTCTCCAATAGGAAGGTGATCCTACTGAAAATTCTGCATCAGTCGCTTTAGAAAGATTTAAATGCTTTTCTAAAATTGTACCAGCATTTCCAGTTATTGATCCATCGTCATCAACAACTACTACGTGCATTTCATCAAATCTTCCACCTCGTGCTGCAGCGTATGCTGAAGTATTTGGACGACTTGCGAGATTATTCCAATTGATTGTTGAACTGGTTAATGAAATTGTTTGTTGATCAAACCAATCTTGTCTTGCAGTGTAAGTTTTGAAATCAAATGATGATGTTTGCCCTGCAGTATGGACAGCAACAGTTCCAGTATTGGAAAATGCATAAACACCATTTTGTTGATAATCAACTGATGTTTCCGTCCCACCAGCAGAAACGTGGCTGATAACTTTTACCGAAATATAATTGCTTCCTTTATCAGTTACAACTCCCTTCAAGTATCCGTCAAGAACTGATGTTGTTCCTGCTCCAGGAAGAACTGAGGTAATAGCCTGAGTTACACCCATTCCAACCGAAATATCGGTAGTTGTGGTGATTCCACTTAGAATTTGATCTGCTTTACCGTCGATAATTGCAACTTTAATTCCATTTGCCCAAGAACCTGGATTTCTTGCTGCAAATGTTACGCCAGTGATTGTGCTTTCATCATATCCAAGGTTTACATAATCTTCATAACTTTTAATTTTTATACTTGAGGCAGATCCGACAAATGCATTTTTTAATGAACTATCATCACATCTTACAACTCTAAGTGATCCACCATAAGCTAAAAATGAAGAAGCTACCATCCAGTTTTCATAATGCTTATCAACCGAATATGGATTACCAAAATTCGCTAAAAGCTCTTGCTCATTATTAATAAGGACTGGTTCTTCTACAGGTCCTTTTGCAAATGGGGATACAATCGCTCCAATCTTATCTGAGGTTGGATCTACTCTACCTGATGTTAAATCAACTTCCCTTACTACAATTCCAGGAGATGCTAAATTTAGAGGCATCTTAATTCTCCGTGTTATCCAGAATTATTCTAGAAATATTTATTAAAAAGACTATTTCTATTGGGGAAACGAAGCGTGAACACTATTTACCAATCTGGATATTCCCATTCTTTTATTGTATTTGACTTTTTTCTATTTTTTGAAATTCTTTCTATTGTACATTCTTTACATTCATATGAATATGCAGATTGAAATGATCCTCTGTCTTTACGAGTCAAATAGAAATCATCCAATAAATTTTTTACCTTACCACAAACTCTACATTTTCTATCAAAAAATAATAAATGTTCTAAATTGATTTGTTTATCTAAATCCATTAGACATAATCCCACATATAAGAACGATCTCCATATTCATCAACATACCACCTATCACCAGATTGATCTACAAATGAATTCATTTCACTAATACCATCAGAAATAAATCCAAATGGAGACATATCTTGTTCTATCTGATTTTTCTGCTCTTCATAGATTCTTTTACGAACATCATTATCAGTCATTTCTTTAAAGTAATCTTGTGCAACTAACCAGGAAAAAATTACAAGACACATAGCCAAGTCATCATTACATCCCTCTTCAGCTTGGAATGAATTGTGATGTTGAGTAAATGTTGTTAATTCGGAAATAATATCATAATCTGAAACAAGTAACTTATCATCCTCTAGTAATGTTTTTAAATTTGAACAACCCAATTTTTTCACTGAAGCGGTCATTCTCACACCAAGCTGAGATTTCTTTCCACTGAATCCAGATCCAACAATTTGCCCAGCTCGACCTCTCATTGCACACATAAGAATATTATCGTATTCCAAATCAAAATGTAAAATATTTGCTACTTGGTCTCCTATATCGTTAACTTCTATCAATATCCAAGAATTATTATATCCTCTTGCAACTTCATTTATGATACTTGGGAAAAGCATCGGTTTAATTTCGTTATTTCTATATTTTGCAACTATTTTATATGGAAATTCTGTAATATCAAAAACAATAAATGCCGAATAATCATTACCAATACCACGAGCAACATCCACTGAAATTAAATAATTGTGCTCATTTATTGGTTCTTGATATACATCTAATCCGGCATTTCGTTTTAGAGGATCTTCATAAACTAAATTTTTAAGTTTCGATGGATTAATTAACGTATTAACAGATCCTAAAAATTCACATTCAAACTCAACTCTAAACTGTTGTTCGGAAGTGTTAGCAATCGTCTGTTCTTTCCATGCCTGATCTCTTCCTGGAACTTCAGACCAATGTACATCTGTTGGTACATATTCATTTTTATTTCTTTCAGCATCATGCCACATGCGATAAAAATGATTCATACCACGGGGGGTAGAAACAATAATTACCTTTGTGCTTTGACCAGAAGAAATAGTAGGATAAACTGAAGCAAAGAAGTCATCGGCAATGTGATTCGGGATAAACGCGAATTCGTCCAAAAAGATTACATTATATGATCCACCACGAACAGCAGATGAAGAAGTCGAGTTTGATGAAATCTTTGATCCATTTTCTAATTCTAGAGAACCCTTGTTCCAAGATATAATACCCTGCTGCATCCACTTTGGTAAATTTTCATAAGCGAGTTGTAATCTACCTAGAAGGTCTCTTGCAGTGGATGCTTTGTTTGCTAGGATTGCGATGTTCACATTATCATTAAAGACGGCATAGTGGAGCAAGTAGGACACGCAGGTGGTGGATTTACCAGTCTGGCGAGGCATCTTGCAAATATTAAATCTATTTTCATGGAAATTTCTTACAAGCTTCTCTTGAAATGGATACATCTCAAAAGGAACAAGACCATGATCCAAAGAAACAATCTTAATATAATTCTTTGCAAAATATACTGGATCTTCTTTGCATTTTAAAAATTCAATAATCTGTTCTTGAGTAAATTGAATTTGTGTATTTGCTTTTTTTAAATTCGGATTACCAAGATAAACGTTATCAGACATAATATTTTTTTATCAACAATTCCAAGCTCTCAGAGATTTATTAATTCTTGAATTTGGATCATTTGCAGTTTTTGCCGAAGTCAATTTCTTTTTCATACCACTCATACGAGCACAAAATGATGCTCTGCGGGGATTTCCAACTTTCTTTGAAGGTGCTTTAAGGTCGCTTCCAGGATTCTCACGTTCATAGGATTTGCGACCTTTTTCATTAAGTCCTCCACTAGGACTTTTACCAGATTTACGAGTCCATGCTGGTGTTGCAGCTTCCGTCATGAACATATTAAAAGTTTTTGCACCTTTCATTGGTTCTGGTTTAATTATGTCGATAAATTCAATATAATCATTTCCATTTGCATCTTGAATTGTAACCGATTCTTTTTTCATTTCTCCACTATCTACATAATCTGCGGCAGTATCAATATAATCTGCTGCTTTAGTAATTTTTGATTGAACCCAAGCTTCAATTTCTCCTTCACCCTTTTTTACTTTTTTCTTAAGTCTATTTGCCGCCTTAGAAATAGTTGAAAGTTCAGAACGAGCCATTGAATACTCGTGATCGTATCCTTCATTAGCAGGGTGAACTTGTGCAATATCAAACTTCATTTGATTCGTAGTTAACATAGGTGGTGTTGAATATAATGCCCAGAACTTTGGACCATACTTGCATTCGGACTGAGTTTCGTCTTTTTTGCATTTTGGGCAATATCTTACCATTCCAGTTTCTTCTTTGACGGGAACGCAATTTGGAACTTCTTCACCACCCTTCATTTTTGTGGGTTTATTTGGATCTACCTTTTTACCAGTCCAGCACTTTGATGCGCCGACATTCTTACGTGCTTGTTTTAATCCCTCTTCGATATCAAGAGTTTTTGGATATCCTTTTTCCCCTGGCTTCTTACGTGGTTTGCCTGCCGATCTACGAGCGCGAATATTATCCCACAATCCTTTTTTCTCTTCAGTAACATCTTTAAATTTTTTATGTTCTTTTTTTGCGGATGCTTCCATTTTTTTAAGTCTTGTATAGTAATCTGGTATTTCGTCCAAATGTTGGAGAGCAATATCTGTTGCTAAATCTTTGTCTCTAGTATGCTCATGCTCAATAGGAATTCCCATTTTAAGTTGACGCTGCACAAAAGAAACATCAATACGATGCTTTTTTGCAATCTGTTCAACTGATTTGTGTGGTTTTACCTTATGCACAAAAATAATACTTACTCTTTATTATTTAGAAAACCTTGTTTAAGTAGCTTCGATAGTTCAGCGGTTGATCCCACAAATAAAGCATTATTAGTTACATTTTGAGTGGTTTTAACATTATCCTCTTCGACTTCCTTTAGTTTCTTTTGCAAATCAATTAATTTATCTGTAGTATCCGCAACATTTTTAATCAATTGCCCTGCGACTTCATATGCTCTTGGGGAACCACCTTCTCCAGCAAGTTCCATAATTCCATTAATTGCTTCCTGACCCTTTTCGATTAATGAATAAAGATTAGCACGGGTATATTCATAATCTTTTTTTATATCATCTGATTTTAAATTTTGAATTTCAATTTTTTCCACATTGGAATCTACTTCTACGATAGAATTTTCTATGTTTAATGCCTTATTTAATTTTTCAAAGTTATCACTCATGATTCATCAAATATCTTTTTGTTGTGTGGGACTATATGTTTTAGAATCTTGGAAAAATTCTATATCATCGTTAAATCCAAAATCATCATCAATATTAATTAATACATCATCAGCAGCTGATAAAACATTAATCGGTGTGGAAGAAGTATGTGGTGAAGAAATAGTTCCATCATATCCTCTTTTAACGATAATCGTTGAAGAATCTGGTATATCAATAATCTTCATAATTTCACTATCAATAACAATTCTTTCCCCAATCGACAAACTTGCAGATGATGCTACTGTAATTCTAGTTTCTGTATCTGTCAAATCTTCCTGTAAACCTGATGTATTATCATTATTATAATCTTTAAGAGCTTTTGGTGTAGATGTATATCTCAATTCTCTCTTCGATCTCATTGTATCAACATCGGAATAATAATCAACTTGAACCTTGCGAATGAGACCATCCGTTGTATCTGCAATAGGTCCAAACAGATAGGTTTTAACTGAAAAATTTAATTTATAAATTAAAGCTCTTCTGGTGGAAAAATCTCCTTCATAATCATCTTGAAAAGATATATTTTCTAATACAACCGGCAAATCTCTTTTTTCACCTATCGAATCAACTAAATCTACAGTTATATTAAATGCTGGTTGAAAATAAGGTAAAATTTGCTCAACGATTTGTAAAGCATCGTCATTTAATTTTGAAAGTATATTTAATTCAAATCCTATATTATAGGGTACGGGCATAAAAACTTTTTGTATTCTATTATTATTATCAACTGTTTTGAATGTTTGTGTAACTGAAGTTTTTCTTGTTGCATCATAACCAATACTAATCATTTCAAAAGACATTCTTGGTAGAGTAATTTGAACAGGTTTATTGAGGTTAGCCTGTTGTTCAATTCTGGCTAGAAATTTTTGCATAGGTCCATAAGCCAGAGGAACCCTCATTTCTGAATAAGTATTACCATCTTTATCAGGATGCCTAATATGGATTTGATTGAATAATGTTCCAAAAGAAACGATTGTTTTCTTTATTATCTCGTGATAGTAATAAGTTCCAAGCATTAGTAGTTACCAAATGGATTTGATTCTGTAAAGTCAAGAATAAGATCAGCTTCTTCTTCAATAACGTCATTTTGTTCATATTTATCACTGAATTGGGCTGAAATAACATAAGAAAGACTATACGTTGCTGACGATGCGGATCCTACAATTATATCTCCAGGAACAAATGTACCATCTGTTGTTCCAAGTTTTAAAATATCTGTATTTTTATCCCAACTCTTAACTCTTGCTTTTGCTCCAGAAACAGATCCGGTAACGACTTCATTAAGTTCAAAAGTTCCAATTCCCGTAACTACTGGTGGTGGTGCAATTACAAAAGTCGGTGTTTGAGTGTATCCAATTCCAGCATCTGATATTAAAACTCTTGATATTGATCCAGTAGTACTAATTGCAACTCTACCCTTCGCAGTAATGCCTATTCCAGATTGAGGCGAACTGAAAGTTATTACAGGTGCAACTGGATATCCGTCTCCAGGATTTTGAATATAAACTGAACCTACACCAACATAATCGGTAACTATTTCACAAGTAGCTGCTGCACCAACACCATTTTCACCAGTTATTGATATTAATGGTGGTACTGTATACCCAGCTCCAGTATTTGTTAATAAAATTTCCTTTATCGAATATACACCGTTAACACTTGTTGTAATTGCAACTGCAGTTGCATTTCTCCCCCCAGATGGAGCAGTTGAAATTGAAACTATAGGTGTACTGGTATATCCAGATCCATCATTTGTTAATGTTATTCTTCTAACATAACCAGTAGTTGTTGATGCAATTCCAACTGCTTGTTCACCAAATGAGAATAGTTGCAAGGAAGTAATATATCCCTGATTAACTAATGTTGAGTCTATTTCTTCAGTTGTAGTATTAATATTATCCCATCCACCCATTTCATCTTCATATTCAAATAATTCACACTTCAATTCATAAACATAAGTTCTTCCCAATTGATAAAAAGGTTTTTCATGTTCAACAAATTTAATTTCAAATATTCTTTGCCCTAAAGGAAAATAAATTAAATCTCCTTCTCTAGGTCTTGAAGATAAGACAATTTCTTCATCATTTTCATTTTCTAAAAATGTTGATATAAAATCTTCAAAACGTTCTTTTGAAATGGTAATAATTAATTCATCTTTTAAGGATACTCCAAACTTTGTTAATAAGTCTCCAGCTCCAGAATAACCTTCATATGTATTAACATATGCCTCAATAGCAAAATTATCATCAAATTTTGATGCTATTACTTCTCTTATAATTGAATCTCTATTTACAATTTTTCTTGGAATATAATAAACCTCAATACCATACATCTTTAATTGTTCATTGATTAATTGCTGAACTAATCTTTGTTCTGTTGATGAACCATGTTGAAAAAAAGGATTTAACGCCATAGTTTTATCCTATCATATCATATGGTGGCAACTCGTGCTCTAACATCATTGTCTGCTTCAATTGCTCAAGTTCTCTCTCAGCGTCTTCATAAATTTCTCTACCATTTAGTTCGATACCACCTGGGAGTCTTACACCTCTAAATTTAATCAAATTTTGCCCCCATTGTTTTTTAATTAAAGAAGTCAAATATTTTTTAAGAAAACTATCGTTATAAACTTTTGTAAAATTATTTGGATCTAATATCCTATAACAATCTATAATTAAATA